TACTATGCGTATTTTGATAAAGATAACTTCATACTTGCACCTGTACCTGATGACAAATACGAGATGGAGTTACATTATTTCTACAGGCCGCAAAGCTTGACAGCGGTTGGGGATAATGGAACAACATGGCTGAGTGAGAATGCTCCAAACGCGATGTTGTTTGGAAGTTTAGTGGAGGCTAATTTATTCATGAAGGGGGAGGCAGATTTAATGCAAATGTACAATGAGAGGTTCTCAGAATCGGTGGCTCGACTAAAAGACTATGCCGAGGCTAGAGAAAACTCAGACGCTTATCGAAGAGGGCTACCGGAAAGACGTAGGTCATGAAACTAGCTATCGTTGGATTGGGTGGGAGTTATTCCGACTATATAGCCGCTAGAATACGTTCAGAACATTTTGATGAAGTTTGGGGTATTAATTGCGTAGGTGGTATCATTCACGTTGATAAAACTATAATGATGGATCCAGTGTCTAGGTTCTTGGACTCTGATGACGCGGGATCTCAGACGGGGATAGCGCGAAAGTTCTTAGAGAAAAATACTAAACCCATCCTTACTTGTGAGATGGATGATCGAGTAAAACATTTAGAACTCTATCCATTAGAAGCCGTAATTAAAGATTTAAACATTTGTTACTTTAACAACACTGTTCCCTATGCAATTGCGTATGCGATATACTATGGGGCGAAAGAACTTTGTTTGTACGGTTTAGATTACACATACAAGAATGTAAGTATGGCAGAAGCGGGAAGAGCTTGCACAGAGTTTTGGTGTGCAATTGCTACGACTCGAGGCNTNAAGATAGANGTNGCACANAGNTCTGGGCTTTTAGATACGAATGTGCCNGAGAANGAAAAGNTNTATGGGTATCACAGATTGGATGATCCTTTAGTNCAGTCACATAAGTCGGGGGGCCTATTGATAACCAGGCAGTCTAAGGTGGAGCCACCAGAGCCGTTGGATCAAGACCCAATAATCTTTGGGAGACACGATCATAAGTACATNAATGGGGGAGAAGCGAAGAATGTCTAGCGTAAGTGGGGGATTAATAACAGGTTTTGCTACGGTAGTTTCATCAGACAATGGTGGGCTAAGTAACGATCAAATTTCTGATATGGCAACAAATAAAATTGTTGCTGTGTCCGAAACAGCACCGGAACCAATTAGGCAACAAGCGCAAGCTTTTTCAGAAAATGTACGAAATGTCGTGCATTATCATATTGAGTTGGCTAGACGTGAAGAACGTGCTACTATATGTCATAATCTAAGAAAGGCTGGTCACCCCGACTTAGCCGATACTGTAAGGAGAATATAAAATGGCAATCACACAAGCAATGTGCACATCATTTAAAAAAGAATTGATGACCGCTACACATAACTTTGCTACTAACGGAAATTCATTTAAATTAGCACTGTATGCTATTGGCAGCGGTGGCAAATCGAGTACAACTGCAACATTAGGAGCCGCATCCACGGTGTATGTAACAACTGGAGAAGTAGCTTCAAGTGGAACATATGTTACTGGAGGATTAGCTTTAACCAAAGTTGCACCGACCTCTTCTGGAACAACGGCGTTCACTGACTTTGGGGATCGAAGTTTTACAACTGCTTCTATCACAGCAAGAGGTGCTTTGATATACAACGATACTAATGGTGATAAGGCAGTAGCTGTTCTTGACTTTGGAGCTAACAAGACATCTACATCAGGTACATTTACTGTTCAGTTTCCAGCGGCAGACGCTACTAACGCTATAATCCGTATCGCTTAAAGGAGTAACATCCTTTGGCGAATATAGGTTGGGGTCAGAGTACTTGGGGCAATAATTATTGGGGCGGTCAACTTGATGTTGCTGTTTCCCCAACAGGTGTTGCCGCAACTTCGGCACTGGGAACAGTAGCCGCTTCGTCTGTATTTGTAGTAATACCTTCGTCTGTAGTGGGAACTTCTGCGGTAGGATCAGTTTTAGCTAAAATACCTATTACAGCCGTTGTTACAGGTGTAGAAGGCTCGATGCCTTTTGGTGGCTGGGGTGAAGATGGTTTTGGAAGTACTAATTGGGGTGGTATAGTTGCACAAGGGTTACCTATTGGTGGCGGGTTAGTAACGGGTCAAGTAGGCACTGGTGCAGTAGGCACGGTATCAGTTGTTGGAACAGGGCTAGTGATAGAGACGGGCGTAGTGGGAACTTCTGCGCTAGGTTCTGCTCTTGCTGGTGCTGGAGCCATAGTCACTGAGACAGGGATGGTTGGTTCGATAGGACTAGGGGACGAATCCGTTGTAGGTACAGCACTTGTTACTCCTTCAGGAGTTTCTTCAACAGTTAGTATTAGTGGCTATTCTGCTACAACGATTACAAAAACAGTGACTGTTCAAAGTGTAAGTTCAGCGAATAAATACTTTATTGATGGTATGCAGCAACAAACACAAGAGTTGTATGAGCGGAACACTTATAGGTTTGATCAGTCAGACTCTTCTAATTCAGGTCATCCTCTCCGATTTTCCACTACGTCTAATGGATCACACGGTGGAGGCTCGGAATATACCACTGGAGTAACGGTGAATGGAACTCCTGGTCAAGCCGGGGCGTACACAGAAATAACTGTGCCAGAGTTTGCACCTACTTTATATTATTACTGCACACAACACTCTGGTATGGGTGGAACAGCGAATACACCTTTCGTATATAACATACTATCTACTACAGGTGCTCCCGTTACAAATGTCCCTGCTATGACTTCGGCTCTTGGAACAGTAACGACAGAACACACATCAATAATATCGCCAACGGGGGTTTCTGGAACTTCTGCATTAGGGACTATAGACATAGACGCATCTTGTGTGTTAACATTAACAGGAGTTACAGGCACTGGGTCTATTGGAGAAGAAAACGTATGGGGTGCAATAGTCCCTTCACCACAATCACCTATTTGGACCGAAATAGCGGCATAAGGAACACACAATGGCAAGCACATATGTAAATAACCTCAGACTTAATGAGATGGCAACGGGCGATGGCTCTGGTACCTGGGGCACAACAACAAACACAAACTTAGAATTAATTGGGCAAGCTTTTGGTTGGGGGACACGAGCAATTGCTAACGCCTCGACAGATAACATAACCATAGCTGATGGTATATCAGACGCAGATCGAAACATGGCTCTTAAACTTACTGGTGGGGGTCAAGCCTGTACAGTAACAATCTTACCAAATACATCTTCTAAAGTTTGGATTATGGAAAACGCTACAAGTTATACTTTAACTTTCACACAAGGAAGTGGTGCTAATGTTGCTATCCTAGCGGGTGAAACAAAAATGATTGCGACTGACGGACTAGGTTCTGGTGCCGTAGTCTACGATGTTTTAACAGATCTTAATCTAGCGGGTACAACTAAAACTGCGGCTCTTACAAACGCTGGAGACATGTTGGTTGGTGACGATCTTACTTTAAATTCAGACTCAGCGGTTCTTGGTTTTGGTGCAGATACAGATACCACCTTAACGCATACGGATGGAACAGGATTAACTCTTAATAGTACTAATAAATTATGTTTTAATGATGCAAGCCAATTCATACAAGGTGCTAGTGCTACAGTCCTTGATATTGCGGCAACAGATGAAATTGAGCTTACTGCCACTTTAATTGATGTAGTTGGTAATTTCACTAACTCAGGCACTATTGTATCCGCAGGAAAAATAACCGCAGACGCTGGCATAGACATTGATAACTTCAACATAGATGGCACTACGATTGCCCTTTCTTCTGGTGATATAACGCTTGATTCTGCTGGAGATATTGTCTTTGATTCCGCTGGTAATGATTTTAAATTTTCAGCCGGTGGTACACAGGTAGGTAATATAGATATTAATGGAAGTGATTTTATTTTAAAATCTATTGTTTCTGATAAAGACATTGTCTTCAAAGGTAATGATTTGGGTTCAGAAATAACAGCCCTAACACTAGATATGTCAGCGGCTGGTGCGGCAACATTCAATAACGATGTTACTGCGTTCTCTGATGAAAGATTAAAATCTAATATTAGAACAGTTCCAGATGCTTTAGCTAAAGTAACAGAAATGCGAGGCGTACATTATGTGCGTGATGCAACAGGTAAAGATTCTACAGGTGTTATTGCACAAGAATTGCAGAAAGTTGCACCCGAACTTGTACTCACCGCAGAAGATGAAATGGGTACACTGAGCGTAAACTACGGCAATATTACTGGTTATCTGATTGAAGCAATTAAAGAACTGAAAGCTGAGATTGAAGAATTGAAAGCGAGATAACACATGGCATTACCATCCGCAGGCAACCCAATATCTTTACAGCAAGTAAACGTAGAACTTGATTTAACAGCTACAGCTACTATTAACATGGGTGGTACGGCTGTGCGTACTTTATTTGACGATGCTTCTGGTGCTATTTCAATGTCGGATGGGTATGGTAAATCTAACAATGTAGCCGTAACTGCTTCTGCGGCATCAAGTGCTAACTTGAAAACACTGTTCGACAATGCCTCTGCGGGCAGTTGGGCAGAAGATATCGCCAAGGTATATACAATAAATAACGGCACTACTATGGGTATTCTAACTGCCCCAGCTAGTATGGGTGGAACTTTAGTTTTAAACAACTCTGGTAACATCCAAGGAACAGGTGGTTCTTCACCAGGAGGAGCTGGTGGAACAGCCATGACGGTTCAATCTACTGGGATTACAATTAACATGCTTTCAGGCTCCACCCTCTCAGGTGGTGGCGGTGGTGGCGGTAATGGCGGTAATGGCGGTACAGGTACGCGTTACCAATGTGCTGGTGGTAGTTCTGGTAATTGCGGTAGTGCTGGCGGTTGTGCTGGTGATGAAAACTCATACTACTTTCCTATAACTGGCGGTTCTGGCGGTGCTGGCGGTGTAGGCGCAGGATACGGTCAATCCCAAGCAAATGGTGCTTCTGGTGGTTCTGGTAGCGGTAGTGGTCAAGGAAATACTGGACCGTCTGGTGCTGGTGGTGCTGGCGGAAACGGAGGGACCTTTGGTGCTGCTGGAGCTAGTGGCGCGCAGGGCGGAAACGGTGGTGGTAACTGCGGTACTGGCGGTTCTAGCGGTTCTGGTGG